AGAGTTGTCTATTCATATCTGATCTTGAAATTGCCATAATTTATCTATCTTATTTCGTTTCTCCAAAAATATCAAGGCTTGGCATAAGAACTTTTATATCTCTTCGAATATCTTCTTCAGGTATTCCTTTTGATTTCCACTCATTATCGTCCTTATATTCCTCACCTGTTTTAAGGTTAGTTATTTTTTCTATTATTTTTTTTGGTTTTAAGACTTGCATTTTTCTCCTATGTTCTATCAAATTCTAGTATTGATACTGTGCCTTCAAATATGTCGGCTGTTGCTGCTTGTAATTGTAACTTGTCACTCTCTTCCAATATAATTGTACCATCAGATATAGACTTTGAATTACCTGAGTTTACAGTGTGTTCTGCAAATTGATAAGCTCTACTTGCAGACGTGTCATATATAAAAGCTTTAATCTCAACATTTCCTGCTCCAACATTAGCTGTATGAATGTTTTGTATGATTGCTCTAGACTCAGTTGGTACAGTATAAATATCTGTAGCATTAGTTGTAGTTAAATCAAACTGCGCGTTTTTATATCTATTAGCCATTATGCTTCACTTCCACTGCTCATGAACCAAGTAAATCTTGATTGTTCATCTCTTAAATCTTGTTGGAAAGTTGAGTTTAATTTTTCAATCAATCCGTCTAAATCTCTAACTAAAGAATCAGCATCTTGCTGTCTGTATTCTTTATTGGGTCTTGTAAATACTACGGTTATCTTTGCCATTATAGAAGCCCTGCTAGTCCACCATTTTTAAAAGATCCCATTGAGTCTGAACCACCTTTGTCTGCTGCTCCCATACCTCTACCAGCACCTGAAGGACCATCCATAAAACCACTATCATATCCTGCTTGATAACCACCCGTACCTGCAGCTTTATTTGCTGCTGCCATAGATTTAGTTGCTCGCTCTCTTGCTGCTTCTTGTGCTGCTTCTTGTGCTTGAAGTTTAGCTAATCTTTTAGCAGATATTTTTTTACCAGCGGCTAGTCTAGCTTTCATCCTAGCGATACTTGCTGTTCTTCTTCTAGAAGATCTTGCAGCATCTGTGTAATAACCACCTAAAGCATTTTGTTCATTTAATTCGTCTGCTGTGTAGCTTCTACCAAACTCATCTACTATAGTTCCATCACCACTTATTTGTCTATCTTCAAACATGTTCCCTATATTTCTACCCAAACCTAAAGCTAAACCAAGTCCAGGTATACCACTTACCAAACTAGCTAGTCCACCAATAGCAGTTCTTCCTAAATTAAAACCTTTACCAATACCAGATTTTGTTTTATCTATTATTGAATTTCCAGGATTTCCTTTTTGCATTAAAGTATTATCTATAAAACCTGTTCTAGGTTTATTAAAAAATTGAGGATTTTGTATTCGACTCATTAAACTTGTGGGTGCATCAATAAAATTATATCCTGGTATTTCTTGATAAGGTTCATTATTAATTACAAAATCATTTATTTGATTTTGATAACCAAATGGATTGGGATCTCCTTCTAATCCACCCATAATCTTATCTTGGTATGGATTGGTATTATATAGAGTGTTAATTATTGCCATTATCGTCTTCCATCAGGTTGTGTGTCTAATCTAAAAGTACCTAACTTCCAACTTTGAGAAGTACCAGTATTAGCTACCTTTAAAGATATAGCTCGCGCTCTTGCACGAGTATCTACCTTATCAGTAGAACTTGTAATTGTAAAGGGTCCAAGTGGTGAACTTGCTTGAGAACTATTAGGATAGTTTCTTAATTGTAATGTTACTTGAGTATTACCTGTTTGTGATAAAAAGTCAGGTACAAATCTTCTAATCTTCATAAGGTGCTCACCGTCTCCTTTAAAGTCAGCAATTCCTGTCATTTGATTACCTACAATTCTTTGAGTAATATCAAAGTCACCTGATTCAATATTAGAGGTAATAGCTGTAACTGTTCCACTAGCCACCTGATCAGTTCCTTTTTCATGTTCAAAATATATGGTACTTCCTTCAGTGTTTCCCTGAACATCAAATGATGCATCATCACTTGCATTAAAAAAAGTTGCGTGAGGTAAACCAAATACAGAAGAGTCTTGCCATGCACCTCTTGCTAAAGTTCCTGTTGTCCAAACAGGTCTTTGTGGAGATGAGTCTTGATAATTATATGTTACACATCTGTTAATTACAGTTGATCCTGATGTACAATAGAACCAGGTAATCTCACCAAACAAGTTATTTAATCCAACATTTATCAATTGGTTAGCTGTTGTATTTAAATCATCAAAAACAAAATCTTCTACTAAACAAATCATAGTCTCTAAATTACCAGAGTATTTAAAGAAACCATTTTCTGAAAACCAATATGCAGCACCATCAACTTCAATTGCAGCGTTCTGTCCAATCAATCCACAGTTAGTTCCTACTTGTTGAAAACCAAAAGTAAAAGGTTGGCCAATAAATCTCATAGTAAATAGTGACGTATCTGTCCAAACATATATTGCATCTCTACCTCTAACTGCACCTGTAATTTTAGATCCGTCAGCTAGTCTTTGTGTACCAGCAGTATTAACAGCTGTTGGTTGATATGTATTAATATCTTCTTGGTTTGAAAATCTAATAAACATTTCATCTTGTGTAGATGGTGTTCCAATAGTTGTTTCTGTTCCAAAGAATACTAAGTGCCTGTCAGGTGTAGATACTAACATATCACGTGACGCTGTTGGTGCACCTGATATAATACTTGCTCTTACTGTTACAGCATTCGTTGCATTTGAGTCCCATTCAAATACTTGTGCATTGTGAATTAGTGCAATTACTTTATCTCCAAAGTTATCAATTGACCATAAACCTGGATCGACAACTAAGTCACCAGAGGCTGCTTCACCCCATGCAATGTAATCTGAACTGTTTAATATAGTTGCACCATTTGAATGAGTTGCAGCTGTTGTGTTTCTAACTCCTCTAGTAACTCCAGTTAAAGTGTTTGTTGATATACCTGTGTATGAAATTTCTTCTGTGCCTATTTGTATAAAGTTTGTACCTGAACTTGGAAACTGAGATGCATCAGTTAATATAATAGTTGTAGTTGATGAATTAATACCTCCATTTAAAGTTGTATTTGCTTCACCTGTTACAGTTCCGCCCCAAGAAGCTAATCCCCAACCAAAACCAGGCAATTGTTCTGCGGGTCCAACTGGATAATAATGCTGTACTCTAATTCCACCAGATGTTGTAGCACCTGAACCTGTCTCATTAGATGGCATTGTAATAGTTAAAGTTGTTCCTGTTGGAACAGATGTGACCATAAATTTTTTATCATCAAAGTCTGATGCTGAAAAATTAGAATTAGTTATTGCTGTAAAATTATCTAAAAGAATAATATCGTTTTCTTGTATTCCGTGGTCCGTGCTAAATGTTATCGTGACTGTTGGCGAACCATTCGTTGTACTAAATGTATTTGATAAAGTTGTTGTAGTTTTAATAGGGTGAATATCATAATAAACACCACCTGTGTAAGCATATAAAATTCTGTTTGTACCTATAATTGAAAACTTGTTTCCTGATTTATTAACTAAGTGATGTAAAGCTCTTGCAGCTCCTGTAAGTTTGGATTCTCCTAATTGTGACCAACCACCAATTTTTTCAGGTGTACCATATCTAAAACGTACATTATCTCCATCAACCCACTGTCCCTCGGCTGTGGTTTCTGTAATTTGTTTATTGAATCCTGGTTGGAATCCTATTTTTTGTAGCATATAACCTCATTCTATTACATATTCCTTATTGGTGGAATACCCAATAATGGTCGTTTATCAAACTTGTTTTTTTCAGCGAACGGACCATTCCTGTGGTTATAATGTAAAAACACTTGACCACAAACTTGACCTTCAAAAGGCTCCCGCCAATGTTCGAGTTCACAGCCACTATATACTAACATATCACCTACTTCAAGCAAGACTTTCGTACCTTTTGGAGCGTTAGGTTTATGTATATTTTTATACTCATCGATGACAGAATCTGCACCTGTACCATCTATAAATATAGGCCAAGGATCACCACCTAAATTTAACGTAGTAGATATCTCACAACTAGGTCTGTCTTTGTGTCTTTTTAATTCATCACCATTTTTATATATTCTTGCATATGAATAAGTTGGCACTAAATCTAATCCTGTTTCTTGGGCCATGACTGGTAGCATCTTGACCAATAAAGTCTCCATTACATTATCAGCGTAACATGAGAAAGTATTAGGTATTTGCTTATCGGTCCATGTACCAAGCATACCTGAGTCATAGGTAATGTTGTTTTCGTACATATATCTAACTGCATCTCGTTTAAGAAGAAAATAGTTAAATATAAAATTAGCTAACTCATAGCTAACTGCACTTTTAATTACTTGATATTTATTGAAAGCCATTTTGTATAAAATTAAAACTTACTGATATCCTTATATCATTTGATTCATTAGGTTCAACACAATGCCACAACCATGCAGGAAACATAAGTATTCTACCTTCTTTTGGTTCTAAGTGGATTTCTCTCCACAAATGTTTCGGGGGTTGTCCTTTAACTCTTGTAGGCATATTTGTTTGTATACCTGGTCTTGGATCATTACATACAAGTTTACCTGAATTAGGTTGTGATTTTACATAGTATACACCGCTAAATAAACTATTGGGATGTATATGTGGTCTGTTGTAACCACCTTTATAATTTATGTTAGCCCACATATTACCTAATACTGGTTCTTTATCTAACCATTCTGCTTTAAATACTTGGTGTTGCATTTTAAATAACTCATCTACCAACGATTTAAATTGTGGTAACTCATGCATATTAGTTTCACTATGCCAGCCATTAACATTTGTTTTTTTAACACCTGGGTTTTGTTTAGACCAAGCAATAATATCGTTAGCTAATTTTTGATTATCTAAGTTAACATCCTCTGCATATATAAGTGTGGGAAAAAATCCTTCAGCAATCATCTAAAAGGTTTGCCTCCAAACCAACAAACTAAAGATTGTCTCATACCTCTAGTTACTGGATTAACTCTGTGATTTAAGAATGATGCAAATATAATAGCGTGCCCTTGTTTAAGTTCTGCAAACTTACCTGGTGCCATAAGTTCAAGGTCCCCACCTTCAAACTCT